CTTGTAAAAGTAGAATATATTGGTGATATCAATGATGTATTTACTTTAAATCTATTATCAATAAAATAATATAAAAATAGATTGACAATATAAGGTTATTGGAATATAATAGTATTAAAGGATAGTTATTACTAGAGAGTCGACACTTTATTAATAATGACAAGTAGAAAATTCCGATTTCTACTTCCTTTTTACATATATCGGAGAATAATTATTACGGAGGTAATTAAAAATGGCAATTCCATTAAAATATGAGCAAATAAAAAGTAAAATAAATAATGATGAATCAGGCTGTGTTTTAGATATGACAGAATTTGAAGTGTTGGATATTATGAAAAAAGAAAATAAATCAATGTCTATTATAAAACTACGGATAAAATGTGGTTGTAAAAATAAAGAAATATTTTATACTACCTATCAAAATTTTAATAATAAAAAACATCCTAAGAAACAATGCAATACATGTGGAGAAAAAATAAAATTTATTAATAAGACAAAAACAACAGAAAAATTTAAAAAAGAAGTTTTAGAATTAGTTGGAACTGATTATGAGGTTTTAACGGAATATATAAGTGCCAAGGATAACATATTGTTAAGACATAAATGTGGTTATGAATTTACTAAAACTCCTGATAGTTTTTTAGGACACGGGAAAAGAAGAGGTGCAAGATGTCCAAAATGTGAAGGGTTAATTAGAAATAAAACAACTGATTATTTCAAAGAAGAAGTTTTTAATTTGGTTGGTAATGAGTACGAAGTCTTAGGAGAATATATAACAAGTGAGACTTTAATATTAATGAAACACTCTTTATGTGGAAGTGAGTATCCCGTTGTACCAGCAAGTTTTTTATCTGGTAGGAGATGTCCAAAATGTTTTGGAACACCTAAGAAAACTACAGAACAGTTTAAAAAAGAAGTTTATACTTTAGTAGGAAATGAATATGAGATTCTAACAGAATATATAACATCAAATGACCACATCACAATAAAGCATAATAAATGTGGACATGATTGGGAATGCACACCAAGTGGCTTTATTAATACTAATACAAGATGTCCCGTATGCAATGAATCAAAAGGTGAACAAAAAGTTAGACATTATTGTGAAAAGAATAATATAAATTTTATTTCTCAATTCATATATAAAGATTTATTATCGGATTATGGCAATCCATTAAAATTTGATTTTGCAATATTCAATGATATAGGCAAGACAGATATAAACTTTTTAGTTGAATACGATGGAGAATTCCATTACAAGGCTATTCCAAAATACAAAGGAGAACCAATAAAATATGCAGAAGAAAGACTAGTAAAGCAACAATACCATGACAGATTAAAAGATGAATATTGCGAAAATAATAATATAAAATTAATTAGAATACCTTATTGGGAATTTGAAAAAGTAGAACAAATACTAATAAACTCAATCTATGATGACAAAAAAATTAAACTTGAAATAAAGGATATATTAATACAAAATAACATTAATGATACTATTTGTGTTAGCTAGATAAATATCATCATTAATATAATCCAATCAAAAATAATCATAAGCCTATATTTAGCTACTCACAAAAGGGGCTTAATATAGGCTTATTTTTTTCTTTTAATATATATTAAATATAAAAGAATATATAAAAATTCAAAATAATATTATTTTTTAGAGGAAATAATCTCCCTTAATTTTTGTAAAAAGTAATATAAAATTACTATATTTAATTTAAATATCCATTTCAACATGCTACGAATGGCTTAACTTGGTACGAAATTTACACTCCTATCAATCTCTGTTGTTAAAACATATAACTATACACAAATAGAAACTGAAGCGTTTTAAATGGCAATATAGTGAAATGGATATAAATAATAAATAATTATAAAAATACATAATAAAATAATATAAAACTATTGACAAAACTTTCCTTTAATGTTATTATAATATTAGAAGTAAAACTACATTAAATAATAAATTATTAAAGGAGATTATAATAATGAGAAGAATTAAAATTATAGAATCGAAGAAAATAACAATTGATGGAGTTAATAAAAGGAGGATGAAAAGAATGGAAGTATCAATAGGAATAGCCCCTGTATTTACTGGTAAAGTAGCAAAAAGAATATTAGAGTTATCTAAATCAAATGAAACAAGTTTGAATACTTCATATATAGAAGAATGCAAAGAACATGCAAAAAAGAATGGTTGGATTATAAAGAAGAGAAGGTAATTTATAATGAATATATCAACAATAAGAATTGGATATGATTATTTTGATGAGCTAGATGATTTTAATTGTGGAGTAAAAACTATGAATGATTTTTTAAATTTTGATGCAAGAAACCTAGATGAGAATGGAGAAGGTTCAACATATTTATATATCGACGAAGATAGTAAATCGCTAATAGGATATTATACAATTAAATGTTCATCTGTTCAAATCAAAGAAGGAAGATACCCAAAAGTATTTCCTGCAATAGAAGTATCAAGATTTGCAATAGATGAACATTATCAAGGGATAGGACTAAGTCAATCATTATTCTCAGAATTAATTGGTGAGATAAAATATATAAATGATAATTATGTAGGAGTTAAGTTTATAACATTATTTTCAATATCAGATAAGTCATTTAAGTTTTATTCTAACTTTGATTTTGAAGTTGGGGATGAAGAAGCAGTAAAAGTGTTGGATGATGATATTAACGATAGTTGTACCTTTATGTTTGCATTAATATAATAATATAAATACATAAAATTGTAACATAATTGTGAGATTAGAATAATATAATATTAAAGAAAGTAATATAAGAAGTAATAATAAGTAATAATTAAATTGATTAATATTTGGTGAGAGTGTTTTAGGCTTAATTACCCTAGAATAGAAGTATTCCGACCACTTCATAACTCTTGCCGATTTACATAAATATGGTCGGTGTAAATAGAAAAAATAATATAAAAGGAAGTGTCGGTATTAATGTGTGAAGAATGTATAGAAGTAATTAAAGGAAAAACTAATATAAAAAAAATAAATAGTAAAGTCAAGGCTATATGCTTAAATTGTGGTAAAGATAATTTCTATAGTAAAAGTGAATATAGAAAACATAAAAATCATTTTTGTAATAAAGAATGTTTTGACACTTGGCAACGAGAGCATACTCCAAAAGGGATAGATAGTTTAAAGTTTACGTCCCAGTTAATAAAATGTGATTTATGTGGAGAAGAATTTTATGAAACACTATATAAAATAAATGATAATGAACAAAAGAATCATTTCTGCGGAATAGAATGTAGAAAAGAATGGTGGGCAAAAATATATTCACAAACTGAAGAGTATAAGGGAGAATCAAGAACAAGAACATTACAATTAATAAAGGATGGCAAATTTCCACAAACGAGAACTGAGCCACATAATATAATGAGAGAATTAATAACTAATTTAGGATGTAATGTTGATGAAGAATTTTATTTTGGTAGGTATTCTATAGACTTGTCAATAAATAAAACATATCTGATAGAAGTAATGGGGACATATTGGCATTCGGACAGAAGAAAATATAATGAAATTAATTATGTTGCACAGAAAACTAATATTATTAATGATAAAAGAAAACATAGTTATTTTAAAAATAATGAAAATTTAGAGATTCTATATTTATGGGAATATGATATTCACAATAATTTAGAAATCTGTAACCAATTAGTTTTAAAATATATAGAAAAGAAAGGTGTTCTAGAAAATTATCAATCATATAATTATCACTTAGATAAAGATAATACAATAACAATAAACAACCAAATTATTATACCATATATGGAATGGAGTACAGAGGAATTAAATACAATAGTGGATTTATCGGTTAAAGAAGTCCTAAGTCAGAGACAAGAAGACAAGCATATAATTTTTAAGTGTGAAACTTGTGGAGCTGAATGTGATGAACTAAAAGTAACATATGAGACTAAAAAGAATCATTATTGCAGTATAAATTGTTATAATAAAGGACAAACAAGTGAGGGTGTAGATGTAAAATGTAATTGTTGCGAAAAGGAATATAAAATTATACCTAGTAAATACGCGAATAACAAAACTAAATTATTTTACTGTAGTAGTAAATGCTATGAAGAATTCAAAAGTAAAAGTAATGTCAAAGTTGTTTGTGCTTCTTGTGAAAGCGAATTCACTATACGCAAAAGCAAGTATGAAAAAAGTAAATCGAAAGTTTTTTATTGTAATGCAGATTGTTATTCAAAAGAAAAAAGTAATAAGATTAAATTTAAATGTGAAACATGTGGAAAAGAGAAGACCGTCAAAAAATCATCATACGACTTATGCAACCATCATTTTTGTAGTAAATTATGTAGCCAAGAATATAATAAAGTATATAGAAATATAAATGAAAAAGGGCAGTTTATGTCTAGTTAAAAATATTGTTGTTTATTGCATAATTCCATATATTGTTGTATATTATATAATAAGGGTAATAATGTATGGAATTAGTTATTTTTGGTACAGTTCTATTATAATTAGCCATACATACCATAATAAATAAATATAAAGGTGGCTAATTATGAAATTTAAAATATTTATAGCATCATGTTGTTTAATATCATTAATTTCTATTGTAGGGTTGTTACACACCAATGTTACAAAAGACGTAGATAGTATTACTAATACCTCTAATATTAAAACACAAGAAGCAGTAATAACACCAGCAGCTGAGGTAAAACCTAATTTAGAAATATTAGATGCTAAAGATGATTATACGAGTGGTAGTACTGAATATATTACTGGTCACGTAAAAAATAACACAACAAATAATTACGATTCAGTATATATAAGTTTTGGTTTATATAATGATAAAGGGGATAAAGTTGGAGATGCTATTGATATAATAAGTGGGTTAGATTCATTGGGAACATGGGAATTTAAAGCAATCACCAATATAAAATTTGCAAATTATAAAGTTTCAGATATACATGGATATTAAAAGATAAAATTAAATAAAAAACATTCAAGCATTTAACTTAGTTAGATGCTTTTTATTTTGTAACAAGTTAATAATAATTAAATTATAATAATATAAAATATAGGAGGAATTATTAATATGACAAATAACGTAATAAATTTCAGTGAATTAGGTAGAACAGAGGTAAGATGTATTATTTATAAAAATGAAGTTGGTGTAGTATGTGTAGAATATTCTCAAGAAGAAATAGTATCATTACAAAAAACAATTAAAAACCCAATAATAATATATAATACC